GTGCCCATATGAAAGAAAGATACTTCTTTGATATTTGGCAATATGCGATCAAAGATCCGCTCACAAATAACTTTAATTACCCAATTGAATATATGACACAAGTAATTATTCGCCAATTTGATACATCAGATAATTTCCAATATGGTGTAAGATTAGTTGATGCCTGGCCAATTTCTGTTAATGCTATTGATATGTCATATGGAGATCAAGGTACATGTAGAGTTAACGTAACACTTAGTTTTAAACGTTGGTTTAATTTGAAAGCATTTGATACATACGCCAGTGACGCTGGTGATATTGCAAAACAATTTGGATTATAAAGGAAAGATAATATTATAAATTTTATGAGTAATTTACCTACATTAGCAAAAAAGACATTTGAATTGACTGTACCTTCTACAGGTAAGAAGATTGTATATAGAGCATTTGTTGAAAAAGAAAGAAGTTTGATATTGATGGTTAATCAAGGTGGTGATAATGGTGACATTTACGAAGTAACAAAAGAAATTATTAATAGCTGCGTGGTAAGCAGACCATTTGATATTAATGCTCTTACTACATATGATATGGAATATATTCTTTTGATGTTAAGAGCAAAAAGTCAAAGTAATATTGTTGAAAATGTTTATCGGTGCCTGAGTGAAGATGAGGCAACTGGTCATATTTGTGGTAATGAAATGAAAGTCTTCATTAACATTGATGATATTAAGATTGATCCAGAACTTCCAGAATCAAAGATTATATTGGACGAAAAGAATATGCTTGGTGTTGTTATGAAACCACCAACTGTTGGTAAAATAATAAATACTAATCTACTACGGGATAAAGATACCGTACATGGTTCCTATAAGGTAATTATATCTTGTATAGATAGTATTTTTGATAAAGATAGTGTGTATGATTTAAATAAGGTAACTACAGAAGAATTAGAAGAATTCTTGATGAATTTGGAAATTGAACAGTTTAATAAGATATCAGAATGGGTTGGTAAGCTACCTCATTTACACCATGAAATAACATTTGTTTGTAGTAAGTGTAAATTTACACACAATATAAAATATAACGGGCTAAATGATTTTTTCGTTTAATTTTTGGTAATGATAATTTGTTGAACTATATGAAAGTCAATTATACAATGGTTCAACATACGCGGTTTACTTTTACTGAATTGGAGAATATGGAACCCTGGGAAAAGGAAATGTATGTTTCCATGTTTGAAGAGGAACTAAAGGAAAAACAAAAGAAATGAAAAAGTTTAAGCTTATCCTAGAAAGTCTATCCACAGCAGGTGGTGAGTTAATAATACTTTTAATGTTAAACGTATTATATTCCGTTGCTATGTACTTTAAACCTGATTTATATAAGGATTCACATAACTTAGTTTTAGGTGCCTTATTACTAATCATTAAAACAGACTATACACGAATAAAGACAGAATATGATAGATTAAGTGAAGATGAGGATAAGAAAAATGGAACAAAATAACAATTCTGCAATTGATGTCATCAGAAAGTTGAGAAACAAGAAAGATGATATCGCCAAAAGATGGAAATCAACTCATGCTGATATCCAATTAATCAAAAAAACATTAGAGGTAAGTGGGTTTAAATTTTCATCTGATGCAGAAAATTTGTTCCAAAAGTTGACTATATTAGTGAATTCTTTTATTGAAGCCAATTCTGGTTTTGATAATAATAGAATGAAAGATATTTCTATCCAATTAGCATCTATTAAAAAGTATGTTAATGGTATGAAAGATGAAAAAGAAAAAGTCTTTTTCATGAACCAATTTGATAAGTTAATCGTATTGGCAGCAGAAAGTCTAGGCACAACAAATGATGAAATAGCTAAATCTGCTGCCAATAAAATTACAGGTGGTATTGTTTCGAGTATTGATGGTGCTCTTGGTAATTCAAATGTCGAACAAGCAAAACAAACACCTGGAGTTTTGAGCAAATTACCAAAAGAAGAATCAGCAGAAACAACAACATCTAGACCGTTTCCAACATCACCAAATATTACAGCTTCGAGTAATAGCCAAGCAGAATCTCAAAGAGACGATATTGATGCCAGAAATGAACAAAGAGATAAGGCACAAGAAAGATTTAATGAGAAGATGATTATACTGTTGGAACAAATTCGTGATAATACGAGTGGTTCTTCTGGTGATTCAAAGAAACCTAAAACAAACGAAAATAATTATAACAGATCAAGAAATAGCTCCAATAGACGTGGTAAATCTGGTTTAGAAGATTTCGCAGAAAGCACAAATAATAAAACAATGTCTTTAGTATTAAAGGCAATGGGTGCTCTTGGTGGTCTTGCAAGTGGTATTTTCTCTGTTTCAGGTGCAATTATCAAAGCAATTCCCCCAAATGTTGCGGCCGCCGGAGTTGGTGCTGCTGCTGGTGCAGCATGGTTTGGAACTAGATCAGGTGAGATTCTAGGTAAAGATGAAAAAGACGTTACAACAGCAGAAAAAGTTGGTGTAAGTGGTGCAGGTGCAGCTATGGGTGCCTTTGCTGCTGGTACTCCAGCAGGACGAATTCTTGCAGCAACTTTAGGTGTTGCTGATTTAGCAATGAAGACAATTTATGGTGAAAAAGCAAAAGATTTAAACATAACAAAAGAATTTACAGATAGTATTGCTGGTGGTATTGGTAAAACTGTTGGTGATATTTCAAAATATGGTGTCGGTGAAGGTGTAAAAGATATACTATATGGCAACTTTAAGGAAGATAGAGAAAAAGAAAGTAAGAAAAGAGCTGATGAAGGAACTAAACAAGCTGTAGAAAATGTACAAAAAAAGAATATGAATAAGGTATTAAATACCTATAATGAGTACAATAAGTTAACAGAGGAACAGAAGGCAATTATTACTGGTCGCTTCCCTTCAAATGCAACAACAAAAAGCAATCCATCACCAGAAGCTATTGAAGCTGTTGGTGGTCGTGCATCATATGATGCAAATATTGCAGGAACAAATACACCAAAAATTGGTCCACTTATCACATCAGAAAGAGTTTATCCAACTGCAACAATAAAAGATAAGCAATTGGAGCCTCAGTTAGTAGAAAATAAAACTGATATTGATCAATTTACACAATATTATGCAAAAACATTAGGTATCAATACAAACAATACTTCTTTCAATGAAGTAGGTATTGCATCGGCTCATGGTGAATCAAAAGGTGATCCAGGTATTGTTAGTGGTTTAACTCATGGTATGATTAAAGCATACAGTATGCTACCAGAAAACCAAAAAACACCTTCTGGTGAAATAAAAGATATCAAAGCATTTAAAGTTATTGCACAAAATAATGGTATTAAATTAGATCCTGGTGGTCCTTCTTATGGCTTATATCAATTCTCTACTTGGAGCGGATTTAAACCAAATGAAAATTATCCATTAGGAATGTTTCTAAAACATCTGAGAAATAACCCAGAAGCAAAAGAAATTTCACAGATATTGGAAAATGAAGGCGGTGGCTTTAAGAATGCTTCATCTTTAGACAAAGATAAAAATGCTCAATTTAGAGCCGCATGGAAGAAAGCAGCAACAGATCCAAAATTTGGTAAATTTCAAGTTGACTTCTATACTCATGGTGATAAAAAGATTGGATTTAGTTCACCATATCAGGAAGTATTGCAACAATTTAAAAAGGCTGGAATTGATCCTACAGATTCATTAGTTTTAAAGAATACTGCCTGGGCTGGTGGTGTATTGGGAACAGCAAATTCCCAAAGCATTATCAATAATCTAAAGCAGAAATATAATACACAAAATCTTAGCTCTGTAATGAGTAATGATCAATTTGTGAAAGAATATTATACTGGCGCCTCTGCAATATCTCTAAGTAAATCTAATCTCCAAAGCAATACATCAAAAAGATACTTGGAAGATGCAGAAAAGCAAAGTGAATTATATCGTCAAGAAATATCATTTCGAACAAATGGCGCCGATTTAAATAGAAAGGCAATAGTTGCTGAAAATGAATCAAAGAAACCTCAGCAAATGCAACAACCACAACAACCGGTTGTTATTGCACAACAAACAACTAATCAGAATTCGGGAACAGTAGCAATGGGAGTTGGTCCAAGAACTGGTAGCTCACATAGAGCATTAAATAATTCATCTAGAAACTCCAGAACATAAAAGAAAAGCCGGAGCAAATTTGCTCCGGCTATTTGTGTTTTACGGGTAAAGAGAATATTAACTTTCGTTTGCTAATCTCTTAAATCTATTTAATGGTGATTCATCTTCATCAGAATCATCAGAAGCAGCAGGAGTTACTTTCTTCTTTCCAGAAAGCTTTGGTAAAGTTTTCTTTGCTTCTTCTTCTTTCTTCCATGGAACTGATTCCTCAGAGGTATCAGTATCATCATCAGAATCATCTGGATCATCATCGCTGGCATTACCAACAACTTCAGATGAAGACCAAACTTTATTATATTGTGTTTTTAGTTGGTCGTATGTCTTGAATTGGCTGGGTGAAATGAATTCATCCAACTTATATTCAGCATCCCAAATCTTCTGTAATTCATCTTCATCACCATCACATAACACTGAAGGATCTTGGAATTGAGACTTATCATAATTCCGATAACCTTCTTTGTTTCTAATCTTTAACTCAAAGTTACTACCTTCCCAGAAATTAAATGGGTTGCTGGGTGTTTCTGTTGGAAACTCAGGATGCAACTTTTCATTAATCTTGTCAAAAATACTCTTACCATACTTAAATAAGAATACCTTACCTTCATTCTCTGTTCTTTCAGGATCGCTAATAACTAAAATATTGCTGATATAAACCAATCCACGCTTGCGCTTTCTTACAATTGCCTTATTAGATTCGATACCAGTATCCCATAACTTATTATTTGCTTCACATACTGGACATTCCTTACCAATAGTAGTTAAGCAATTTTCAATATACCATTTGCCTGTTGGACCTTGGAAAGCATGTTTCCAGAATCTTACCCAAGGCAAATCGCTATCTGGTGTTTCTGGTAGAAATCGAATAATGGCGAAGCCGTTCTTTGTTTTTGGATCAACCTTTGGTTCCCAAAAACGGTCATCTTCATAGCTCTTTGCTGCATTCACCTTATCCATTTCAATTTGAAGCTTGGATAAAGATGTTGCGGAACTCTTCTTTAGTGCAGAAATTAAATTTGATGCGGCCATATAACCTATATCTCCTATATCTTGTTTTTTATATCTCTTGTATCTGTCTTGTTGTTCTTATCCACTTTCTCATTATATAGCACCTGATCATTATTTAAATTAACTTCATTAAAATCAATGATCAATTCTTCACCAGACTCATTAAATAATCCCATCTGTGATTTATTTAGTATATCTAAATCTAACACATTTTCGTCTAAAACTTCAGAAAGCTTTTTATCACCAAGAAACTCACTCATCTTGGCGTATAAATTTCGAATTTCTTGTATATATGCTTGCTTATCTTTTTCCAACTCAGCTTTTTCTAATTCAGAACACGCAATATCGACACTCAATTTCATGTATGATTCCAAATTAAACATATATTTATCAGCAAGTTCATGATATTTACCAACAATATACTTAATGTAGTTCTTTAAAATCTTCGGGTTATTAGTCTCTACAATCCTCATGAAATTAAGTTCTCCTTAACCAGACGGATGTATTTATTGGCATCTTCATTGTCAAAAACCAACTTATGAAAGAATGGTCGATATTTCTTTAAGTACTCCGATTTATCCATCCACACAAAATCACACTTAAAACAAATATCAAAATACTCAATAGTTTTAAACAACTTATCAAAAATTAAAAATGTTTCTGTTGATATCTTTTGCCAATTTAGTAGCTTTATTAGAAATGGGTAACCGTCTCCATCTTTTGAAAAGAATAACTCTGATTTATCATCAACTTCATTGTTGATTGTGGATAAATCTTTTTTGAAGTTATATTCCAAACTTTCGATAGATTTTTGCCATTCAGAAAAATACTCTTCCGATAAATCACCAACCCACAATTTCCTTTTCTTTAAAAAGTTGGCAACGAAGAATTTCATACATTCTGTTTCGTCAAACTTCTTACCTAATTTGTTGAAAAAGAATCTATCATTTCTTTTGGCAAATGTCTGTCTGTTAAATTTCACAACACCTTTATACTTAAAGTAATCGTAATTGGTTGTAAAATGTAACTTAATACCCAAATATAACTTATAAACACTTTCGCTAGTCATTATCTTTTTAACGTATGTAATCGAATTGCTTCGGCTTTTATTTTTTCTTTTAGAGTTGGATTAATCAATCCTTTAACTCTATCCATTTCTATCTCATTTTCTTCACAAAATCCGACAATTGCTTCCAAGTAAGTGCATTTATCGCGCATTACTTTTCTTTCAATTTCCAGAGAAAAATCAAGAGGAGAAATCTTCAACCTCTCGAAGATGGTTGGGTTCTCCTCTACTCGTTTTAATTTGATATATTTTTTCGTCATCAATTATATTATAACACAAATTATCTATAAAACAAATGATTTTGTATTCTTACCGTAAATATTTTTGTTTTTCTCCAATTAGGTGAAACATATGATGCATGAAAATACTTCGCTCCTTTAGTTACATCAACATAGTGATTATTTTCAATTGATAACATATCTTCAGCTAACTTATAAGAATCTTTCCAGTTTTTGTTATTTGGTGTCTTTCTTGCACTTTGACAATACCAAACAAATTGGCAGGACCTTCCTACCTTTTGATGGACGGTTTCACAAATTGATAGGTTCCAATCTCTACTGCGATTGAAAATTACCCAAGCAACAGCCTGTTTACCTAAATTTGATTGATTTCCCGCTTCAAAGTATATACCTTCCGCCAAACAAGTGATTGTTTCTTTGTTTGTTATTGTTTGTTGTTGTGGCTTTATTGGCATAACTAAAATCATGGCTGTAATTAGCAGTCTGATTAGTTTTTGCATTTTTTCCTCTTAAAATAAAATTGGGGGATTCTGTTGCTAGGCCCCCCGAACCCCGCTATACCAGACTAAGCTGCCATAGCAAAAGCGAAATTGTTATTTGCTTTTATTGTTTTGTTCTATTTTACGAGTGTACTACTCGATTAACTCCAGTTTGCTCCTTCATCCCGTCGAATCTATTTCGGGCCCATATTATTTTGTGGACCCGGCGAGTACTGCCCCCGCGTCCGAAATGTGCTTGCTCACCTTCATCGTTAATGCCACCGTTACTTAAAAAAACTTAATATAGACTCTATAATTCCATATATAACTATACCACTAAAAATCATTGCAAATATTACACAGCTACAAGTATTCCCTCTTCCTGGCATAATGTATTTATACCTCTAAAAACTATTTATATATCTTTCCAAAATCTCTTCATCCATAGATGTTAGTGAAATATCATTCCAATCATAATCTATAAATTTCATTTGGGGTTGTTTAACTTTACCGGAACATCCTGGTGGTAGTTTATTAACCCAAAAACCAAAATTTTCACTTTTTTCGACTTCAATCGGATCTTTACCTATTGTAGATCTGATAGTGCAAGAGGATGTTACACCATCCTCTTCCTTCACTATCTTTGTTAAATAAAAGTAAGCTCTAGTTGCCATTTTATTTTCCATAATTGTCCAAATATGAATCTATATATCTCTCCACAGCCGATTCACTAACAGACATCAATTTAACATTACTAAACTGGTAATCATAACAAAGTAGAGAATCAGTTACTCTAACTTCACCACAACAGTTTTGCGGCAATTCATTTAACCAACACCGAAACATTTGATCTTTCTCAACTTCGACCGGGTTAACCCCGTCAATTATAGAAATAATTTGGCAAGATTGTGTTATTACACCACTATTTTGTTCAGGTTTAGTTTTTGTTAAATAAATGTAAATTTTGGTATTCATTTACTCTCTACAATCGCGTCTCTTTAAAAAGAATCCAAGTAGAAATAATGCCAACGCTGTCACTAACAGAGTTGCTGGTTCTGGAACAGGTTGTCCCGGAATCTTGACAATAAATGCTTGAACATCTGACGGCGACACAGGTGAAACTAGTGACCATCCTTGTGCAGTATATCCAACAGGAACAGTGAATTGTGTAATAAGTGGTTGTGGTGAATTTTGGCTAAACAATGACCAAATCTCAAATTGCATTTCTCCATAATTCCAACTTGGACCAGCCATCATAACGTCTGCCAAATATGCAGCAACAATATAATTACCAGTTAGTGGTGATGTAATATTAGCATCCCAAGTTTGTCCAACAGTTACATGGTGGTCGAAGTCAACACAAACGGCCGGAAACAGACCAAGGCTACCAACCCTTAGCTCCACAGGACCAACATAATAGTTATTTTGTGTAGTTCCATTTACACTCTGCAACGTGACTGGTGTTGCAAATAGTGTTCCCAATGATAGAACAACAACCATAATTAAATTTCGTACAATATTCATTTTTCTTTCCTTTCTTTTTTTACCCTAACTCTTTTTTGCAATGATGTAATAGCACTCTCGACAAAACACCAGATACACCATCAATATCAGGCTTCTCTGGAAGCTTTGTGTTTGCTAGTGCTTCACAGCATTTTCTATCTTCTATATCAATTATATCATTAACTTCACTCAATGTCAACACACCGTTGCGAATTCTCATCAACTCTTCACCATCATTCTCTCTATAAACTTGGAGATTACCAGTATTTAAGAATTCGTGACACATACGCAATAGTCTAACTGAATGGTATGCATACTTTGTATCAAATCCAAATCGTTCAATCAAATCCTTCCGCTTATTACCTAATTTACCTGTTGTTTCACCAAGCATTCTGGATCTTTGTCTTTTTGCGTACCCTCCAAATGTGTGGTATGCTTTTTGAGAAGAAAACATTTCTCGAAATTCTCGGAAAAGGCTAAAGTATCCTAATTCATTGCGTAAAACGAATTCATCTTTTACCCACAATGCAACAATTACATTTGGATTAAAATCTAGGCATAGGTTAATGAAATGTCTCAGTTCAAATTGGGATAAATCTTCTTCATCTGTTATCTTTTGTCTTGAATGACTTCTTTCTAGACCCAAATAATGCATTCCCGGCGCAAGATAAACTTGCATCTTATCCACATCACTTGTTGGTGTATTTGTACCATAGGAATGAGATCCCATTAAACATTCATAAATGATCTTATTTGCCATATTATTACACTGTATCTAATAATTCCAAAACATTGTTTGGAATATCTTCTCTTCGCAATACAATAATCCGATCCGGAAAAGATAATGTACCCTGCTTCAACAATTCAATCGTATCATAGGAAACATTTGTCCGAAAATTATATGATTTGCATTGCCTAACACCACGGACACGAATTTTATATCGGTCGCAATCATATGTGGCTTCTTCATTTACAGAGATTGATATAACTTTACCAATTTGTAATGTAGCAGATCTCCCTAATAAAGATCCGTATACAATAAAAGAACCAACAATAATTTCTTTGTTTAATCTATCCAATACCATTATATTTTATCCTTTCACTAATCATCAGAAGCACCTTCATACCAACCATCTTCCCAATATGTATAATCAAGCGATTCTTTATCATATGGATTATCTATTCTACTCAAGCCATCAAGATATGCATTATAACCTTCTCTCATAAAAGCATATATAGACTTTTTATTCTCCAAATATTCATCATGCATCATATATTAATAATCCTCAGAAGCTTCACACCAACCAGCAAACCAGGCCCAAAATTCATCAGTATCTATCTCATATGGGTTTTCATCGGCAGAATAATCTAAGATACAAGCTTCGTAACCTTCATCCTTAATACAAGACAAGTAATTATAATTTTTCATAAAATAATAAGGGTGGATTTTTACACCCACCCCTATAGCACCTTTCTTTGATTATTATTAATTAGCGAGCTGATAAAGCACGAAGCAAACGCAATACTTCATCCAACTTTGATCTGTCTTCAACAGTAAAGTTTCCAGCTTCACCACCACCAAGATCACTTCGATTTACATATACTCCAAATGGTGTAGCAGAAAGCTTTTCATTTGCTAGTAATGGACGAATTGGAACTCTCATATAGTTTGTTGCATTCTCACCATTATCCAACTTTTCTGGTACCCAAGATGGTGCATCTTCAGTAGTCTTCACCCACTTACCAGGATGACCAATACCAAATGCATATTTCTTCGATAATAGTGCTCCAACAAATGTTGAATTACCATTAAAGGTAATTTGCCAGACATTGCGTGTTTCGGTATCTGGACAACATACTGCTGAAGATGTCATCAAACCGCCCGGTTCTGTTGCTAATTGTACAACACCACCCAATTCATCAGCAAGATCCTGTGCTTCTTGGCGTGTGGACAAGTACATAGGATTTAATGAAGTTGCTGGTAATGGTGTATTCAGCACTACAGTTACACAATCTGTTGGTCTAACAATAAATGTTGGATAACGATATGCGCCGGGTAAATTAACGGATTCAACATCAGCCTTTGATAGTGTTAGCTTTAGTGTTACTAACTTAACAGTATCTAGCACAGTAAAATCTGTTGTTGGTGCTGTTGTTGTTAAATCAAACCAAGTCTTCACCGGCTTTGCTGGATTAAAAGGCGGAGCCTGTTTTCCTGTTGCTGTTTCATATGTTGCGCGATTGTATACCTTATAATTGTATAGTTGAGCAACACCATAAGTCTTTTCATTCGGTTGCGGTAGATTCAATGGTGCTTGACTAAAAGCGACACCACTAAATGCCAATAATGTTAAACATAATACTAAGTTTCTAAACATAGTTCTCCTAATTTTCTACTCCAACAATAAATTTCCTACTCTTGGATCCTTTTCTTCTACTAATTTGAGTGTACAATATTCACAGAATCGAGGACGGGAAGTTAATTGACCACATTCCTCGCATGGGTGAAATACTGCGTTATCGTTATAATCTAAATTGTCCATACTAATATTTATAATCCACGAGAGGCCAGATAAAATTTAAAGGTATTCGACTTTCTTCCACTTTTAACAAATTTCCAGAATAATATGGAATTCTTCTAGTGTGTTGTGATAACGGCTTGTATGGATAGTTTTGTGTATAAATTGTTACAACAATAACCATTTCTACATTATCTTGTACATATTGTTGCTTTTCTTCTTCACACCGTTTAATAACTCTTGCAAAAGCTTTTCTCCCTCGCCTGCTGGTATAAAATACCCAATCACCTGGATATAATGCCTGGCCAGTTAGATCAAATCCAAGAATTTCAGTATTGTCGGACACTATCGCACCTTATAATTTAAAACCGCCTGGTAAATGTCTTCTTTTGTACCATATGCGGCAACACGGAGGCTAAACCAAGGACTCCAATATACTCTAATGAGAGTAAACATAGCATCCCAAAAACCAAGAGCTTCAAATGGGCTACCAGATAAAGTTTCTGTTTGCTCAATAATATCTAGAATAGCTTTTCTTGGAACTAAATCAATGTCATCATATTCAATCATTTATATTCTCCAACTTGAATTTGGTGGTGGCGCTGGGAATCGAACCCAGCCAGGCCTCTAATCTGGAGGACACGGAGTTTATAAGGCTCCCCATGCACCATACATCACGCCACCATGAACTTTAATTAATTGGACCCTTAAAGTCATCTCCTAACATTCGGTTCAATTCTTCAATTTCCTTCCTCAACTTCTCATCTTCTTCAGAAGATTTCGCGCGTGAAATTGGAGAAGGCATTTTTTCTCGAAGGTTCTTAATAGCTTCCTGAGCGTGCTTTGGATACTTCGTAATATCAACGTTACTATGAATTAGGTTATTAATAGCATCAGTTAGTTCACTCATAATCTCTTCAATTGTCTTGATTTTAGATAGATCAATTCCAAGAAGGATAGCCAATGAATCTGTACTATCAAAGACATTACCAAGAACCCTTAGGTGATCGTCGGCTATAGCAGATTCCTCAGAACCCATATCAACACAACGACCCTTAACAAAATTCCCAACAACGAACAAACTTTTTCGCATGTTGTTAATTAAACCAACAACAATTTCCTCATTAGTGATTGCCATTTTATATTACCTTTCATTTAAAAAATTAAATTGTTGGACCTGTACGAAGGACTCTCACCTTCTTTTGGCGATTTTGCAGACCGCTACCTCGATTCTTCAGCCTGTACAGGAGCTATCTTTTGTATTTATGTTGCTTTCTTCTACTCTTCTAGTATAGCAAACCAGCATCATGCTGTCAATAGATTATTTTTTGGCACCAGGCTTCGAATATAACTTCTGTTTCCATATTTTTTGGAATATGACTCCAAACAGGTACACATAAAGTCTTTTATGTTTGGTGGTAGTAGGTTCAACTTTGCAAAATACTTAATGCCATATAACCATGCTCTCTTCTCTATACCATACGTCGAATATGTTAATTTGGACTTATTTCTATTCTTTAGTCTTGCTTTAAATTCCAAAACATGTCCAAATTCATGAATGAGCATACAGCTTCTATTGTTATATGGTTCTTTTACTGGCGATAATAATCCAATCTCATATGTACCAATATCCATTGTTCCATTCAATTCTTCACAAAATCGACTAACAACCACTTTCGTCGAATAGTATTTCCTACATTCATGTAATATCCTTTCATACAAACTTCTTGCTTGATTCATATAAGTCAACAGTTTCGGATAGCTTATCTATCCAATTCTCTCTACTCTCCTCAAATATTAAAGGTTCACCATTATTCGTCACCATCATAATAACTAACTTATCTATAGGAATACCAGAAACATTAGAAAAAGCTTCGGCATAAAATGTTGTCTGTATAAAGTATGACTCAATCCATTCCTTCTTTTTTATTTTGCCAGAAGTCTTGAAATCAATTACAGAAAGTTCACCATTATATTCAGCGATACAATCAACTCTACCAGCAACCCTATACAAATCGGAAACCAAGGCTTGCTCTTGCAATAAAATATTATCTATCTTATCCAAATTACTCTTTATTGCATTAAATTGGATATTTGATGTTGAAACAGATTCACACTTCAAATATCGTTCAATCATGCTATGTAAAGATTCACCACCAACTGCTGCTCTATTTGTTATTTCTTTTGCTTTTGTTTCACCAATTCTTTTTTGCCAGCGTGTAATATCCTTGGCAGACAATACATTTAATGTTGTTGTTATGGAAGGGTATAGTGTTCCATTTGGAAGAACATATACCCTACCATTTTCAGAATCTCTCGATTCCACATTAGACATACTAATAATCTGTCTATTAAAGTTATTTTGGTGATTTCTTTCTGGAAGCTTCTTCATACTTCATTCTAGCAATTATATAATTCTTAACAAACTTGGATCTAACGATATCGTCAACCTCAAATTCAACAAATTCGAAATCTTCCTCCATCAAATCAATGATGTCTGTAAATCTACGGAAACCTTCTCTTTCATCATACCAAACCAAATCACTTTGAGTATAATCACCACAGAACATTATTCGACAATCTGGACCAACTCTAGTGATTATAGTATCACATTCTGTCCAGTTCATATTTTGTGGCTCATCAACAATAACAATACAATTTCGGAAAGTCTTACCTCTCATGAAAGATGTTGAAATAAATTCAATGCTATCCTTTGCTTTCAATATTGAATAAGCATCGGATCTTTCAAATAGCTCACCAATAATATCTGTATAAGGTCCTTCAAATTCCGTCATCTTTTCATTTGGCTTACCTGGTAAGAATCCCATACCTCTACCTTGTACACAACTTCGTACAATGTAAATCTTTCTATATGGGTTTCCACCAGTATCCAACAACTTCTTAAAAGCCAAATATAGTGCAATAAATGTTTTACCTGTTCCAGGACAACCATGCATAAATAGGTTGTATCCTTCATCCCAGGCATCAAAAACATCTTTTTGCGCATCTGTGGATGGTATAATATTTTTTAATTTAAATGATGTATCTATACCATGCATAATGTTGTTTTTCTTTGTTGTTGTTAATTTTCTCTTGGACATTCGGGTTCCTTGATTTTTTGGAGTATAAACAGCATGAGGGATGGAGAATTCTCCATCCCTCAATTGATGATATTCTAATTTGTGAATCATCAATTGGTATTTATACTTTAGATATCTTTGACTGTGGAACCAGGATGGGCTTTCTTAATATTCCTTAATTTTTCTCGAAGTGTACTTGACGGCTTAACTCGCCCCAATGCATATGGATCCATAATTGCTGCTGCTGTAAAACACTGCTCAATTGTTTCATTTGCATTACAATTTGGACAAGCTTGTGTAAATGGTTCTGTCATTCTGGAAAATGATAAAATTCTTTCAAAAACATTACCACACACTTTACATTTATATTCGTAAATAGGCATTATTATTTATTCTTTTTCTCCATTGAAAAACATTATTAGCAGTATTGGCCAGAAAGCTACTGTCAGTATTAACTCAAAACACCCAACAATATATTCAACAAAATACCACCAAGATTGAAATACCTCGTCTGTAATTGGCTTGTAGAATGCAAAAAAGACACATACACCAATAATACAATACACCCAAATTAAGTAAATCATAAAGTTATAACCAAAACAAAAATGATAATACTAAAGCAAGTGGCCAGATTAAAACGCATGAAATAAATATAACCAAATTCAAAATCATTAACCAAAACTTAAATGCTACTGTATCAGTTTCATCTGTCTCAAAGTTAACAATGCCGAAAATATATTTATAATAAATTATAACGCCTATTGCAATATATAATATAAGTGGTAAATGTGATGTCATAATATAATCCTATCTAATTAATAATACCAAAGCGGCTGGCCGCGCAATCTCCATTTTGCTAGATGCCTTTTTTCCATCCTATAATAGTTACGATATGAT